GAACGCAGCGCGACGCGGGTGCATCACGATGTGAGTCGGAGCCTGGAAGTAGGCGCCGGTCACGGTTGCGATCGCCTTGTAGATCGGCGAGAGGAAGTCAGCGGCGGTCGGCGTGGCGCTGGTGAAGGTCACCGAGCCGATCGACGAGACGTTCAGCAGGCCGGTGTGCTCCGATGAGGCCGACGCGCCGTTGATGAGCTGGCGGTCGAACTCGGTCGTGTAGGCACGGGCGAGGTCGTCCGCGATCACCACGTCGATGCCGGGCTGCGAACGCTCGAACAGCTGCACCGACACATCCGACTGGCCGGCGATCGTGCGCACGCTGGTGTTCAGCTGCGAGGACACGAAGTCCGTCTCGCTGACGGAGCCGTTCTCGGTCTGCACGGCCACCGAGGTGCCGGTGGTCACGCGCGGCACCGAGATGGTCATGCCGACGTCGGGAAGCGGGGCCTTCGGCAGCTGCGTGAGCAGCGGGCCGCCGGCGCGCGCCTTGGGAGCGGCCAGGTCGGCCAGGTACACCGGCGGGATGTAGCCGGCACCACCGGAAGCGGCGGTGACGTCACGCATCTCGACCGAGTGACGGTGCAGGCGCTCGCGCGCCTCAAAGTCACCGGAGTGCGCCGAGAGGATGTCGCGGAAGAAGCTCTGCTGCCCGTCGGGGCGGTAGATCGACTCCTCCTTGCGAACCTCGACGCGCACGTCGTCCTGCTCGAGCATGATCGGCTGCGAGGCACGGGCCTCGGTCACCTTCTCCATGCGGTCCACGATCTTCTTGCGGCGCTCGATCTCGACCTCAGCGGCGGCGCAGCGCGCCTCCAGCTCGTCCAGGTCGGTGCCGTCAGCCGGCTCGGTCAGCGCAGCGGTCGCCTCGTCGAGCTCCTCGACGGCAGCGGCGAGCGCGGAGCGAGCCTCAGTGAGCTTGTCGCTCATGTTGGTCACCTCGTGTTCAGTCTGTGATGGGAAAGGCGGGCACGCCACTTGGCGGCCCGGATGCGCCCCTCATCGGAACGCGATCGGCCCATGCCCAGGTCGTCGTCGACCTGCGACTCGCTGCCGCCCGGAGAAGGCTCCGCGACGGTGGGCGTGGCCCGTGCGACAAGCACGCGACCCTCCGACCTGGCCCGCTCGTACACCTCGGCCTTGGTGGCCTCGTATGCCGGGAACGGGACGATCGAAACCTCATACAGCTCACCGACCGAGCGGATCGTGCGCAGCGGGTAGCCGCCGCTCTCGTCCCACTCGTCCTCCTCGACGGTGAACGCAAAACTCATCTGATCCACATCGGCGCGCATCATCTTGGGGATGACGCGCTGCACGTCGGGATCAGCCATGTCGACGCGGGCCCAGATGCGAAGCCCGACCTCATCCTCGACGAGCTCGAGCGTGCCGCTCTTGGTGCGCGCCATGACCGCGCCGTCGTCGTGGTTGTAGAGCAGCCGCACGTCCGCGCCGCGCGCGAGCACATTGGAGAACGCGCCTGGCGCGATGATCTCCCGGAACCCACCGAGGTCCTGGCTCATGCTGTTGAACACCGCGGCGTAGCCCTTGATGTTCTTGTTCTCGGGCACGCCGCTGACGCGCCACTCGACGCGAGCCAGCGGTGCGGCCCGCTCGATGCGGATCTCAGGCATCGCACTCTCCTCGGCATCAGCGCCGATCAGCTGCAGCTCGTCGGAGCCGTCTTCGCCGTCGTCCTCGGACTCGGCCGGATAGTCGGGGACAGGCTGGGGCTCGACGCCGGCCAGCTTGTCGGCAGCGATCACCCACAGCTTGCACAGGCCCTCGGGCTGGATCTCGCCTTGCACCCACTCGCACGCGCCACCGCCACGGAAGGCGACGCAGTTGCCGCACGCCATGCCCTCCTCGATGAACGGGTTGTCATCGGCGACCATGTAGTGCGCGCCGTCGGGCCCGATCGACTGATCGAAGCGGCCGAAGGTCTCGGCGATGTCCTCGTAGGCCTCAGCCATCGCCTTCTGCCTGGCGGTCAGGTTCACGTACTCCTCGCCGTCGCGGTCGATCATCACGCTGCGCGACTGCTCGGCCGCCGCGCGGTCCATCTCGCGCACCTTGCGCTCTGCCCAGGCGCGCCCGGGGTCTCCGCCCCACAGAAGCCACGCCACATACCCGGGCGTCTCCTCACCGGGCTGATCGTCGGTGCCTGGCGTCCAGTCGCCCTCATGCCGCGCGAACCACGCGGGCATCCGGCGAACCTTCGCCTCCGACAGCTCCTCGCGGCGCGCCATGCGCACGGCGTCACGCACGGTCGCCGGCACGATGCCGTCGCCGCTCTTTCCCTGCTCGTGCAGGCGCAGGCCGCGTGCGGCCGCCGACTGGGTCTCGCGGTTGACCGTGAGATCCACGCCGTTCGGGCCGCGATCCTCGGCCTCGGAGATGTTGAGCGCAGTGATCTGATCCTGCGCGGAGGCCTCTGTGTCGTGGCATCCCACGAGCGTGCCGTCCTCGTCCTTGACCACGGCGAAGCCTCCCGCGCAGTCCGGGTTATCTGTCTCGATGTGCCAGGGCATTAGGTTCCTGGGGTGGGGTTTGGTGCCCCGCCAACGGGCGTCTGCTGCACGTTGTCGCCATCGGCGACCGCGGGGTAATTCTCGAGCTCACGGATCTCGTTGGCGCTCAGCCATCCGGCCTGACGCGCGGCAACGTATGCCGTGTAGCGCTCAGCGGTGTTGCTGCGAAGCAGCGAGTCCACCTTGAACTCCGGGTAGAGGTCGCTGCTACCGAACAGGTCAGGGTCCGCGCGAAGCGCGCTCTCGATGCGACGAAGGCGGGGACCCAGGCAGAACTTGAGGAACGCCGTCGCCTCATCCTCAGGTGAACGGCCCGTTCCCTCAATCGCGCCCAGCAGCGACGGCGGGATGTTGAACATCCTGGCCACCTCGAACACACCGAACTTCTGCGCGTCGATGGCGGTGGTGTCGCCGAGGTTGACCTTGACCTGATCGAGCTCGGCACCGCCGGCCAGCACTCCCGGCTTGTGCGCGTTGCGAAGCCCGGAGTGATTGGCGCTCCACACCTCGAGGATCTGCCGCGCCTGCTGGTTGCTCAGCGTCCCCGGGATCTTGATGACCATTCCGGGTGCTGCGTCGTTCTGGAAGTAGCGGCCGACGTACTCCTGCACCGCATAGGCCATCGAGATGCTGTTGCGATGCAGCTCGATGGGGGAGATGCCGCGGATGCCGCCGCGAAGCGTCATGCCACGCACGTGCAGGATGTCGCGCGCACCGAGACCCACGTAGCGGTCGCCACCGGCCTGAATGTCGAAGCGCTTCTCGCGGGTGTCCTTGTCGCGGTACATGCGCACGGCGTCGGGGTCGATCACGATCAGCTCGGTCACGCGCCCGCGCGCGTCGCGGATCTTCTGCATGAAGGCGTTGCCGCGCGTCTCGATGCAGGCCGCGATGTCCTCGAACAGCTCGAAGGGCGTGCAGTCGAGAGACGGCCTCTCGTGAAGCAAGTCCCACTGCGGGGTCCCGGTTGCCTTCTCTCGGTCCGGGCCCGATCCGCGATAGACCAGGCACGGCAGCGATCCGATCGTCTCGGAGATGAGCCTGACCGCAGCACCGACGGCCGGCATCGCCGCAGCCTGGTCGTCGCTGAGGTACATGCCGGTCCACGTCGCGTAGGACGATCCGGGAAGCGGGATCAGATCCTCGCGTCCGAAGTCCATCGCGCGCTGCTCGGCAGCATCTCCGGGTGCTGCTCGGAAGAAGTCACGCCAGCTAGGCAATTCTCACCACCTCGCCGCTCGTGCTCTCCATGAGCCGCACGGCAGTCGTCTCTGCCCGGAGCGCGTTGCGGCGCTCGTAGTAGTCCTGCGCCTGGCGCTTGCGCCACTTGTCACGGTGCTTGGTGCGATGCTCGATGCGCACCTCGTGCATCTTGAGCGCGGGCGTCAGCCCGTGATCGTTTGTGCCCCAGTACCAGGAGGTCTCCGACCCATGCCGGGCCCGGTAGCAAAAGTGCGCGCCGGCGACGACGATCTCATCTGCTGCCCGGAAGATGCGGCGCTGCTTCTGCACCGAGTGCGGCGGGAGCTCGAGCTCGCGCGCCGCGGCCGCCGTTTCCTCCTTCACCCACGTCTCGCGGTCCCACAGCAGGATCTCCGCGACGTCCTTGTCGGTGAGCTCGAGCTTGACCCGGGTGTCCTCTGGCACGTCGGTCAGCACGTCATCGCCGTCGAGCACGATGATCCAGTCCTGCCCCGGAGTGACGACGTTGCGGCACTCGGCGAAGCAGAACGTGCGCTTCTCGACCTCGTTGCCGAACCAGACGTCCTTCGGGCGCACGATGGTGCAGCCCATTCCGAGCGCGTCGCAGGTGCGAAGCACGACCTCGGCCTGCGTGGGCTCGGAGCGCGCTGTTCCTCCCGGCATGAGCGCGTAGGCACCGTCAACGGCGACCACGTGGTCGCACAGCTTGGCCGCGGATGACACCGTTGCAGCAAGCCATGACGGGTCCTCCTCCCACCAGCTGATGAGCGCGACGACCTTCACGGTGCCCTCCCGGCCTCGGTGATTGCGGCCCAGAGGTCTGCGCGCTTCTGCTCGGACTCGTCGAACAGGTACTCGCGCGCCAGGTCCATGACGTTCTCGAGGCGACGCATCCGCAGCAGCGTGACGACGCCATCTGGCGCCGGCGCGTCGATGCCGTGCTCCTCGAGCAGGGCCCTCAGGCCCAGGTTCTCGCCGTGCGCGAGGCGAAGTCGGTCCTCGAGACTCCAGATGATGTTGGCCGAGGCGTCCGCCGCGTCGCGCACGGTGATGCGTGTGGTGTCGGTGGTCATGCCGGCACCTCGAGCTCGTCCCAGGAGAGCACGTAGTCGGCAGACTCGCCCTCCATCTGGCAGCGCCAAGCGGCCATCGCGGCGGCCACCAGGGCGTCGATCTTGACCAGGCCCTGACCGCGGATCTTGCGAACGCGCCAGCCGGCCTCAGCGTGCTCGGCCTCGGCGTGCGTCACGTGCTCGCTGAGCACCAGATCGCCGTCGTGCGCGAGGCGGCCGGTGGTCACGCCGTCGTACCAGGCAGCCCATGCGCGCGTCTGGTTGGCGCGCTTGCCCCAGGCATCTGCGATGCGAAAACCGTCCTCGCTCAGCATGCGCGCGGCGAGCTCAAAGCGGTTGGGGTCGTATGCGATCTCGCGCACGGTGTGCTTCTTGGCGATGTCGTGAACGACCTCGAGCGCGATGCGCGGGTCCATGCTGCGCTCGGCGACCAGCTCGTGACAGGCGATGCCGCGCCTGGCACCGATGACGTGGCACTTGAGTCCGATGCGCTCAGAGTCGGGGATGCGCCACGCCCACGCGATCGCGGTGCAGTCATCGTTGAGCGCGGCGTCGATGCCGACGAACAGCTCTGCGCCATCGGGAACCTGCAGGCCGGGAACCTCGAGCTGCTGCCACTGCGCCCGCGGTATCCACGCGCGACGCGATCCCGAGCTCCAGACGCAGGCGTGCAGCTGCAGGAACTCATCCGGCGAGAGCTCGGGGTTGGCGGCCTGCTTGGCCAGGTACTCCTCGGTAATCCAGCTCGCAGGGTTCGCGGCCTTGATCGCCTTGGTGTCGGTCGGGTCGGTGGTCTTGGCCTCGTACTTCCACACAAGCGTCTT